CGCAAGAGCAACTGTTGCAAAGGTTAAAAAAATCAATAAACCATATGCAAGGAAAATTCAAATCCTCACAGTCGCAGAACAAAGAGCCAAAGTCATGGGTAAAACAGAAGTTGTCGCCATATTCAAAAGGGCGAAAGAACAGTTAAAAAAAGCAAGAGAAAAGAATGGCTGATAATAATAACGATTTAATTCCAGATAAGATGGCATATCAAGTAAACAAAAGGAGGATGGCATGGGTTTTAATTATTCTTATGGGTATTACCACTATCCTAACTTTGGCATTTCCAGACAGACTCGCAGAAGCAGAGAGTATCCTTATGACACAATATATTTCAATGTGTGGACTGGTTGGAGCATACTTCGGTTTTAGTGCAATCAGTGGAAGAAAATAAAGGTTGGGATAATCACGAAGACTCTTTTGAAGAGACTTTACGTAGAGAGATGTTAAAATGGAAAAATATGTATCATCTCATCCAAAAAGATATGAAAGAACTTACTCAATCGTATTATAAAGTATTAAAAGAAAATGAAAGATTAAAAAATGGATTTAGATAGACTAAGAGAAGAATTAAAGATAGATGAAGGATGTAAATACGAAGTATACTTAGATCATCTTGGATTACCTACATTTGGTATAGGACATCTTATTAGACAAGATGATCCTGAATACATGATGGGAATAGGAACACCTATTGATGAAATAAGAGTCAATGAAGTATTTGAACAAGATATAAATGTTACAATAGGTGAATGTAAAAAACTATTTGACGATTGGGATAAACTACCTGAAGAAGTACAATTAATTATGGCTAACATGATGTTTAACATGGGTAGACCTAGATTATCTAAATTTAAAAAGATGATACAAGCTATTAGAGATGGCGATTGGATTGAAGCAGGAAATCAGATGCAGGACTCACGATGGTACAAACAGGTAACAAACAGAGCAGACAGACTTATATCTCGCATGAAAGCAGTAGGCTTGAGTTAAAAAAACAAAGAATAAGAAAAAAGCATATAGAAAATTTAAAGGAGTTTTTTAAACCTAGAAAAAGGGAGTTTATTAAATATGGCTAATAAAATAAAACTAGTTACAATAAAAGCTAAAACTTACATGACACCAAGCAAATTTAAAAAAGGTAAAAAGATTAGCTACAGTCAAAGACTTAAAGAAATAAAAAGAGAAAAAGCTCTATCAAGTATGAAAAAAATTGTAAAGAGCAAACAAAAGAAGAAGAAAAAGTAATGGCTAGAAAATTAACAGAACGTCAACAAAAATTTATTGATGCGTTGTTTGCAGAAGCAAATGGTAGCATTAAAGATGCAAAGATAATTGCAGGATATGCTCCTTCAACAAACAATCAAGAAATAATAAATGCTTTGAAAGAAGAGATACTAGAAGCAACACAAATGTTCATGGCAAGTAATGCACCTAAAGCTGCACTTGCTATGGTAAGTGGCATTGATGATCCAACAGAACTAGGCACAAGAGATAAATTAAGTGCAGCAAAAGAACTGTTAGATCGTACAGGTTTAATTAAAACTGAGAAGATACAAGTAGAATCTTCAGGGGGTGTGATGTTAATGCCACCTAAAAAAGTAGAGGATGAATAAATGGTAGCTGTTAAATTAATAAAAAAATTACTAGTAGGTACAGTTAAAAAAACTAAAAAGAAAAAGCCTTCAAAAGAAAGTTTAAAAATAATTAAACAAGGTGAAAAGAAAAAGAAAGTAATTTCTAAAACTGGTAATAGAATATATGAATTAGAAAAGAAAGCAAGGTCAGGTAAAAAACTAACAAGCAATCAAGTTTTACAATTATCTAAACTTGGAAAAATGGATGATCAAGCCATAAAAATTGACAGCCCATTTCAAAGAGGAAAGAGTCCTGCTAAATATAAAGGCACACAAATAGATGGTCGTAAAAGACTTAAAAGATTACTTGGTGCAAAAAGATTTAATGAGTTATACGGAAATAAAAAGTGAGTAGATCAACTGGTGAGTGGAAGCTACCTGAGTTAATAGACTTAAAAGAAAATAGTGAATGGGTAGCAATACCACGTATAGCAAAAACAACTCCGTTTGGATATAAACCTGATCCTGAGAATGATCACATTCTTAGACCTATACCTCGTGAGTTAGATGCACTTGAAAAAGCAAAGCAACATTTAAAACAGTATTCATATAGAGAAGTAGCTAACTGGTTAAGTAAGTTTACTGATAGATACATCTCACATATAGGATTAATGAAAAGAGTAAAGCGTGAGCAAAAACGTAAGAACAAAGCTAGAACTCTCCGTGTCTGGTCAGAGTATGCAGAAAAGGCGATCCAAGCCGCGAAAAAACTTGAAGAAGAAAGAACAAGTAGCAGAGCCTAAACCTGTCATAAGAGAACTAGAAGAAATAGAAACTGTTCCTGAAGAAGAACAGAATGTAGTATTTAAACCAAATGCAGGACCTCAGACAGAGTTTCTTGCTGCAGGTGAAAGGGAAGTATTATATGGTGGTTCAGCAGGTGGGGGTAAATCCTTTGCAATGTTGGCAGACCCACTCAGATACATGGGTCATCCAGCCTTTAGTGGGTTGCTCCTTAGACACACAACGGAAGAACTCAGAGAACTTATATTCAAATCGCAAGAACTCTATCCGAAAGTCTGGAAAGGGATCAAGTGGTCAGAAAGAAAAATGCAATGGGTAGCACCATCAGGTGCTAGACTATGGATGTCATATCTTGATAGAGACCAAGATGTTATGCGTTATCAAGGTTTGGCATTTAGTTGGATCGGTTTTGATGAATTAACACAATGGTCAAGTCCATTTGCTTGGAACTATATGCGTTCACGTTTACGTTCTACTGCACATGACTTACCAATCTTTATGAGAGCAACCACCAATCCGGGTGGTATTGGACATCAGTGGGTTAAGAAGATGTTTATTGACCCTGCACCTTTCGGAGAAGCATTTGACGCAACAGATATTGAAACAGGAGAAGTCCTCAAATACCCAGCAGGACACCCTAAAGCTGGAAAAGCTCTATTCAAACGGAGATTTATTCCTGCAAGATTATCTGACAATCCATACCTCTCAGAAAGTGGAGACTACGAAGCCATGCTTCTCTCGCTTCCAGAGCATCAAAGAAAACAGTTACTTGAAGGTGATTGGGATATTAAAGAAGGTGCAGCGTTTACTGAGTTTGATCGCAGGATACATGTTATTAAACCCTTTCCGATTCCTAATAATTGGGTTAAATTTCGTGCTTGTGACTATGGTTATGGGTCTTATTCAGGTGTGCTTTGGTTCGCTGTATCGCCAGATGAACAGTTGGTTGTTTACAGGGAACTTTACGTATCTAAGGTCCTTGCCACAGATTTGGCAGATATGATATTGGAGGTAGAATCAGGAGATGGCAATATTAGATATGGTGTTTTGGACTCTAGCCTTTGGCATAATCGTGGCGATACTGGTCCTTCTTTGGCTGAACAAATGATCACACGAGGATGTCGTTGGAGACCATCCGATAGAAGTAAAGGAAGTCGTGTTTCAGGTAAGAATGAAATACATAGAAGATTACAGGTAGACGAGTTTACGGAACAACCTAGACTTGTGTTTTTTAGTACATGTACTGAAATAATTTCACAGTTACCTGCAATACCATTAGATAAAAGAAATCCAGAAGATGTAGATACAAATGCAGAAGATCACTTGTATGATGCGTTAAGATATGGTATAATGTCTAGACCAAGGTTTAGTATATTTGATTATGATCCTAATGTACCGAAACCTACGTACCAACCATCTGATAGTACCTTTGGATATTAAGGAATAATATGGCAGAAGAAAATATAATAGATATAGAAGAAAGTGCAGCTTCATTAGAAGATGTAAAAAACACAGAACAAGAAGATGGCTCTGCAAATAATCTTATCCGTCATGTTATGGATAGATATCAAAAAGCAGAAGACTCTAGGCAGAATGATGAAGACAGATGGTTAAGAGCATACAGAAACTATCGTGGATTGTATGGTCCTGACGTACAGTTTTCTGAAGCTGAAAAGTCAAGAGTGTTTGTTAAGATAACTAAAACAAAAACACTTGCAGCTTATGGTCAGATAACAGATGTACTATTTGCAGGTAATAAGTTTCCATTAAGTGTAGAACCAACAGAACTACCTGAAGGTGTAGCTGATAGTGTTCACATTGACTTAGAACCAAATCCACTAGAAGAACAGAAACCATTACCACCTGAGTTTACAGGTGAAGACCTTCCTGTTGGATATAGAGCAGGTATGGAGTTAGGACCACTAGAAGAAAAACTAGCTGATCAAGAAGTAAAAGAAGGTCCGGGAACTAATCCAAAGTCTGTAACATATAATCCTGCTATGATTGCAGCAAAGAAAATGGAAAAGAAAATAATGGATCAGTTAGAAGAATCTAACGCATCTAAACATTTACGTAGTACAGCATTTGAAATGGCTTTGTTTGGTACAGGTATAATGAAAGGTCCTTTTGCTGTAGATAAAGATTATCCTAATTGGAATGAAGAAGGTGAATATGATCCTATTGTAAAGACAGTGCCACAGGTAAGTCATGTATCAGTGTGGGATTTTTTTCCTGATCCTGATGCTACTAATATGGATGAAGCACAGTACGTTATAGAAAGACACAAACTATCTAGAACACAGTTACGTAATTTAAAGAAGAGACCATTCTTTAGAGATACAGTTATAGATAATGTAATTCAAATGGGCGAAGCCTATGTTCAAAAAGATTGGGAGCATGATCTAGCTGACTATAATGATGAATACAGAATAGATAGATTTGAAGTTATTGAATATTGGGGTACAATAGACAGAGAAACCCTAGAAGAAAACGAGATTGACATACCTAAAGATTTAGACGACTTTGATGAATTACAGGTAAATATATGGGTATGTCAAGATAATTTAATAAGAGTGGTGTTAAATCCTTTTACTCCTGCAAGGATACCATATATGTCTGCACCTTATGAATTAAATCCTTATTCATTTTTTGGTGTAGGTGTAGCAGAGAATATGGATGATACACAAACTTTAATGAATGGTTTTATGCGAATGGCAGTAGATAATGCTGTATTGTCAGGAAACTTATTAATAGAAGTTGATGAAACTAATTTAGTTCCGGGACAAGACTTATCAGTATATCCGGGAAAAGTTTTTAGAAGACAAGGTGGAGCTCCGGGACAAGCAATATTTGGTACTAAGTTTCCAAACGTATCAAATGAGAATATGCAGTTGTTTGACAAAGCAAGACAACTAGCAGATGAAAGCACAGGCTTACCATCATTTGCACATGGACAAACAGGTGTTGCAGGTACAGGAAGAACTGCATCAGGTATTAGTATGCTAATGAATGCAGCAAGTGTGAGTGTTAAATCTGTAATTAAAAATGTAGATGATTATTTATTAAGACCTCTAGGAGAAAGTTTATTTAGTTTTAACATGCAGTTTGATTTTAATCCTGAGATACGTGGAGACTTAGAAGTTAAGGCTAGAGGAACAGAAAGTCTTATGGCTAATGAAGTAAGAAGTCAAAGATTAATGCAGTTTATGGGAACTGCTAGTAATCCTGCTCTTGCTCCGTTTGCTAAGTTTCAGTATATAATTAGAGAGATAGCTAAGTCAATGGATTTAGACCCTGACAAAGTTACAAACAATATGGAAGAAGCTGCACTTCAAGCTAAGATGATGCAGAATATGCAACCACAAAAACCTGTAGCAGGTGCTGACCCCAAAGATACTGCTGGTACAGGTGGTGGTACAATAGGAACAGGTCAAGCTCCTGTGCCTAATGAACAAGGATTTACAGGTAATGTTAGACAAGGAACGCAAACAGGTGCTCCTCAAGCTCAAGGGGTTGGTGCAGGACAAGCTCCTGTTAGATAACTTTAATCAGTATTTAGATTTACTAATTGAACAACAACACAAAGCTATGGAACATAGCGACAATATGACTTTGATGTATAGATCACAAGGTGCTGTGGCTACATTAAGAAGACTAAAACTTCTAAGGGAAGAAGTAATAGGAGTAAAGAATGGAAAATGATGGTGGACTAAAAGACGAAGGTGGTTCAGTTGATCCTGTATCAGGCAATGATGTTCCAATAGGTTCTACTAAAGAAGAAGTAAGAGATGATATACCTGCACAATTAAGCGAAGGAGAGTTTGTATTTCCTGCTGATGTAGTCCGTTTCATAGGTTTAAATAGACTTATGGAGATGAGACAAGAAGCAAAGCAAGGTCTTAAAAAGATGGAAGCTATGGGTCAGATGGGTAATGCAGATGAAGCAACAGTTCCTGATGATTTACCTTTTGATGAAACAGATATTATCGCAGAAGATGATGATGGTAATGAAGTTGAAATGCAAAAAGGAGGATTGACTCCTTCGTCTATGTATAATCAATATATGGGTGCATCAGGTATAAAACAAGTTGTTTATGTTAATCCTGAAACAGGAGATGAAATATTAGTATATATAGTTAGTGGTACACCTGTTCCTGCTGTTCCAAAAGGATACGTGCCTAAAGGTTCTACAAGTCCTGATGCGATTAAAGAATCTAAAATAACTAATCCAATAATACAACCTGAAACTGTTCAAGAAGATAAAGATGAAACATATACAGTTTATAATGGTAAAATAATTAATCCGGGAAAACCTATATCTCTAGATGCTGAATCTGGTGCAGATACTTGGGCTAATCTTGGTGCTGAAACAATGTTTGGTAGAGCAGTTGATCAAAGTAAAGCACCTGCTGGATGGAACACACAAAATCAAAGAGAGTATGATGCCATGAAAAAAGCAGGGCTTGATGATATACAAGCTATGTGGAACGGAAAAGATTGGGATGTATATTCACCTAGTTTAGATAACACAGCATATGGAACTCCGGGAAGAAGAGGATTAAAATCTAAATATGGAAGTCTGTTTAAAAATGTGAAGACAGGATTTGGTATGGAGAACACAGGCTTTGGTCCTACAGGTGTTATTAAAAATATAGCTCAAGCATCTAATCAAAGTTACATTGATGGTTTAGAAGCAGCAATGACATCCATAGGTAGAGGAGTGACACAAAAGAAATCAAAAGCATCTGAAGAAGCTCTAGCAGGTACATCAAAAAGATTTGGAGATCAATTTAAACCTAAAATGAGAAAAGGTAAAAAACAAGACACAATAAAAGGTGTTAAAGTAGGATCAGAAAAATTTGCAGATAAAATAGTGCAGAAAGTAGAAGACGACAAAGCAGCTAGAACAGGAACTATATTTAAAGGAAACACACAAAAGGTTGATAAGTATGAAGGACCTCTTGCTGATAAACCAAAAAAAGATAAAGAGTTAACAGAGACACAAAAGAATTTTGGTATATAACCAAAGTATGTTGGCTACTCTTAGTGGCTACTATGACCCCAACAACAAAGGAGAAGAACATGGCAGAAGCTATGGTAAAAGAAGTTAAAGCAGAAAAGAAAGCATTTATGGCTAGACCATATAGCAGAGAAGATAAAATAAATAAAGATGAAGAAGAACTAAATAAACTAGTAGAGGAGCAAAAAGGTGATACTAAATCTGAAGACCCTGAAAAGGAAACTGAAGATGAGAGTGTTCCTGAAAATGCTGAAGAAAGAACTTTTAAAAAACGCTATGGTGATTTACGTAGACACTCACAAAAACAAACTGAAGAACTAAAACGAGAACTAGAAAAAGTAAAGAAACAACTAGAAGCATCAACTAAAAGTGAAATTAAGTTACCTAAGACAGAAGAAGAATTAGAAACTTGGGCTAAAGAATATCCTGATGTTGCAGCAATAGTTGAGAGTATAGCTATTAAAAAAGCAAAAGAACAAAATGAAATGCTAGAGAATCGTATGAAAGAATACGAAGACCTAAGAGTTGAAGCATCAAAAGAAAAAGCTGAAGCAGAGTTATTAAGATTACATCCTGACTTTGCAGAGATTAGAGATAGTGACGAGTTTCACGATTGGGCTGATGAACAACCTAGGTGGGTGCAAGAAGCACTATATGAGAATAGTGCTGATGCTAAATCTGCAGCAAGAGCAATTGATTTATATAAGGCAGACAAAAACATGAAGCCTAAAAAGAAATCAAATGAAAAAGATGCAGCTAAAGCTGTAGATACTAGATCAGAAAGAAGTAAACCAACTACAGATGAAACAGCTTCCTATATAAAAGAGTCACAAGTTCAGAAGATGAGCCCTCAAGAATATGAGAAACGATCTGATGAAATAATGGAAGCTATACGTAGTGGTAAGTTCGTATATGATATATCTGGCTCAGCAAGATAGGAGTAGATATGTCACACGGAAAAATTTATACTCCTAAAAAGGATGAAGAATATATAGCACCTTTTGGTCCTGTAATGGGATACAAAAAAATGACACCAGCTTTTGTGCGAAAGATGAATGAAGCTATGAGTCCTGATCTAGCAGATTGGTCAGACAAACTTGTTGGTAAAGTAAAACAAGAACTAAAGTTTAATGAAGAGATAGAAAAACTTTGGAACGAAGAGTTTGGACACTTTATAGGCAGACTACATAACTATGTAGAGTACAGACATTCGTTTGGTACAAAAGCATTAGATAGTAGTAAATTTGACTATGGTGTGCAAATAGCATCAGGTTGGTTTGTTAGACAATTTGAAAACGAATACAACCCATTACATATACATACAGGTTCTAGAATGTCTTGTGTTGGATATTTAAAATTACCTAAAGGTATAGATAAAGAATGGGAAGAAGACTATAAAGATCACCATCCTGCAAACGGACACATACAGTTTGCTCATGGTACACCATCAGGATATAGTCAAACAAATTTTATGGTTAAACCAAGAGTAGGAGACTTCTATGTATTTCCTGCTGAATTATTTCATTGTGTTTATCCATTTAAGACTAAGGGAGAAAGACGTTCCTTTAGTGTCAACTTTAGTTTTATTGAAGTTCCAAAACAAAAAACTGTTGACAAATAACAATTTGTAGGTATAACTACAAGCAAAGTATAAACTTGCCCATAGCAATATGCAACCAAGTTTATATTCAATTAGCAAATTCCAGTAATACGAGAAGAACACTCTATTATGTTTAAGCCCAATCTTTGAATACGATTGCAACGTATTTTAAGTTTGCACCTTTAACAGTAGACCTCTAATGGTATGGTACTTTGCATCTGTTTAAGTAAAAGATAGGAGAATTAAAATGGCTTTTACTACTGCGGCAGGATACGGAAATTTACCTAACGGAAATTTCTCGCCAATTATCTATTCTAAACAGGTACAACTTGCTTTTCGTAAGGGTTCTGTTGTAGAAGCGATAACAAATTCAGACTACTTTGGTGAAATTGCAAACTTTGGAGATACAGTTAAAGTAATCAAAGAACCTGAAATCACAGTCAAGTCATATGCTCGTGGCACAACTATTTCACCACAAGACATTGACGATGAAGAGTTCTCTCTTACCATTGACAAAGCAAACTATTTTGCATTTAAAGTTGATGATATTGAAGAAGCTCATTCGCATATTAACTTTCAATCACTTGCATCTGATCGTGCAGCGTACAGATTGAAAGACCAATACGATCAAGAAGTATTGGGTTACTTAGCTGGTTTTAAACAATCATCATTGCATAGCAATGCTGATACTGTTAATACATCAGTAAACGGCTCTAAAGCTGTGACAACATCTTCTAGTGGTTCTAACTTAGTTGGTGCAGAATTATTGGCTTCAATGTCACTTGATGCATCTGACTTCACACAAGCTGATGGTACTGCTGGTACTGCAAACCAAGCTATTGGTCTTGAGCCAAGAGCAGGTGGAGCAACAGCAGCAAAGAGTGGAACAACAGGTAATGCATTTCCATTACAAGTTATTGCACGTATGTCACGATTGATGGATCAACAAAATGTGGACTCAGCTAACAGATGGCTAGTTCTTGACCCTGTATTTATTGAAATGCTAAAAGACGAAGACTCAAGACTGTTTAATGCAGACTTTGGTGGAAACACAGGTGGTCTTCAAAATGGTATGGTGATAAATAACTTACATGGTTTTAAAGTTTACTCATCTAACAACCTTCCGTCTGTAGGCACAGGCCCTGC